TAGAAACTTTTATTGCTTTGAATCTAGGTGGCGGTGATGTTGCTATTGATATAGCCGAAGATATATTTGAACATAATGATGTTATCGAGGTAGATGGCATTACTATAATTGAGCCAATGAAAGGACCAAACGATGCGACTTACGATTCAGTTGAACTTGAACTCGATTCGCCAGTTATTGAGGCGATTGATATTAAAATGGACACGCAAACCCAAGGAGGAGATACCAATGTATATGCAGAAACCAACCAAGAAGCCAGCGTCGAAGCCGAGCTTGAAACCAAAGAAGAGCCTAAAGAAACCACCATCGTTAAAGTCAAAGCCGTCAAAGAAGAAGTAGTTAAAGTTGCTGAGGTAGTTGAAGAGGAGGTGGAGGTTAAGGAAGAGGCTGAGAAAGAAGAGCCAGTTAAGAAAGCAGAGGTTAAGAAAAATACTAAACAGCAAAAACAAAAGGTTGCTAACAAGATAGTAAAAGAGATGGGTTCTAAAGGTAGGTATGATGATGCCAACCAATTTAAAACCTTGATGATTATGTCTGTTCTCGCTGATAACAAGAGTTTCTTTAACAACCAGACTCCATTGGTTGATACTGTAAAATTATTTTCCAATGATACAATACCTGATGGTGTTATTAATGATAACAATATGGCTTTATTTTTAATGAAATATGGTGCTGATGCGTCAATGACTGCGTTAGTAGACATACAATATAGATAGGAAATAATATGGTTAAGAAAAAAGGACTATACGCTAACATGAACGCGCGTAAAAAAGCTGGCACATCACGCTCAAAGAAAAACAGTACAGTTACTGACAAAGCTTACTCTAATATGAAAGCTGGTTTCCCTAAAAAGAAAGGTAAGTAGTATGTATGAATACGCAGTTAAGAAAATAGTTTATGTAGTTGATGGTGACACAGTAGACATAGAAATAGATTTAGGTTTTAATCTAACTAAGAAAGAACGTGTCCGTCTAGCTGGAATTGATACACCTGAGAGTAGAACTAGAGACTTAGCTGAGAAAGAATTAGGTCTTAGAGCTAAAGATTATTTAAAGCAAATGCTAAAAGATTCTAAGAATTTAACAGTACAGACATCTAAAGATGGTAAGTATGGTAGAATGTTAGGTTGGTTTTATGATAAGGAATTAAATATTAATCTAGATATGGTTGAGAATGGACATGCTTGGGCATATGATGGTGGCACTAAGGTTAAAAACTTAGAAGATTTAATTGCAATACAAGGAGATAGAAATGAAACTAACATATAGAAGATTAATAATTGGGCTTGTGATTGCCTGTGCTGTTGTAATATATTTTATGGCTAAACAATTTTAATGAGTTTATTAAAGAAACATAAAAATCCTAAGGGTGGATTGAACGCGGCTGGTCGCGCTCATTTTAAAAGAACAGAAGGTGCTAATTTAAAAGCACCTGTTAAATCAGGTACTAATCCAAGGCGTGTAAGTTTTGCAGCTAGGTTTGCTGGAATGAAGGGGCCAATGAAGGATGAAAAGGGTAGACCTACTCGTAAAGCATTGGCATTAAAAGCTTGGGGATTTGGCAGCGTTGCAGCTGCGCGTTCGTTTGCAGCTAATAATAAGAAGAGTTAGGTATGGCAGAGGTAGAATTTGCAGGGGTAAAGTTTACAGGCGGCAAGATGGTTGCTTTGATTGTAAGCTTGAGTACTCTAGGTGGTGGTGCGTATGGTGTGTTCGAGGCATACAAACAATTTACTGACATGCAATCTGCTATCTCTGAGTATGTAAGTCCTGACTTATCCCACATAGATAACCATATAACTATGGTATCTGGTGAGCTAGGTGTAATTGAAGCTGAGTTTGTTGCGTTGAAAGAGGCAGATACGTTAATGAACGAGCTAGTTAGAGAACAAGTTAATTCTATTAAGAGTACAGTTGCTGAGTTACAAACACAAATACACGACTTAAAAATAGAGCAGAAGGTTGACCTTTCTGATATGTCTGCACGATTAGATAAGGATATAGAAAAGCAATCGAACAAACTAACAACAAGTATTGAGCAAGTTACTAAAGACTTAAACAAAGTAATTAAATCTACTGATGAACAAGAGATTAGAAATAGGTCAAGCATCAGAGACACAGACCTATTGTTGCGCGGTAATGTTAAAACTATTAGAGATATTATCTCATCGTTTGAAATTAGAATGGATGCTAAGCTAACTAAACTAGATGAAAAAATTGACAGCCTCGAGGAAAACCTAGATAAGAAAATACAAAGAGCATTAATCAATCCATTACTCGGAGGATAATATGGGATTATTAAGTACACTTGTTGGGCCAGTCACTGGCATCTTAGATAAATTCATAGAAGACAAAGACCAGAAAGCTTTACTTGCTCATGAGATTAGCACGATGGCTGAATCACATGCTCAAGAAGCAATGCTTGCACAGTTAGAAATAAACAAACAAGATGCAAAGGGTAACTGGTTTCAATCTAGCTGGCGACCAGCTACTGCTTGGGTATGTGTTCTTGGATTCCTTGTAAATTTTTTAGTGTCTCCTTTGTGCGCTGGGTTTGGTATTGATATACCTCAAGCTGATACAGGTACTATGCTTCCTGTGTTAATGGGGATGTTGGGGCTTGGCGGTTTACGTTCATTCGAGAAAACAAAAGGATTAAACAAATGAGTTTTAGATTATCAGATAGAAGTACAGCTAAATTAGATAAGGTTGATTCTAATCTAGTTGCTTTAGTAAAGATGGCTATCTTAAAAACTAAAGTAGATTTTGGTGTGATATGTGGGTTGCGTACTATCCAAGAGCAAAAGCTATTGGTTGATAAAGGTGTGTCACAAACTATGGATAGCAAACATATATCTGGTAGGGCGGTAGACCTTATGGCTTATGTAGGTAGCCGAGCATCATGGGAGTTAAACTTGTATGATGATATAGCTGACAGCATGAAGAAAGCATCTCAGTTAATTGGTGTGCCAGTACGCTGGGGTGCGGCTTGGCACATCAAAGATATTGCTGAGTATGAAGGTACAATGGAAGAGGCAATGAATGAGTATATAGATTTGCGTAGGTCGCAAGGTCGTCGTCCTTTTATTGACGGCCCTCACTTCGAACTTGCTGATTAAATTTTTTTACTAGCTGGTATACTCTTGACGGACTTATATTAAATAGTTTGCCAACGCTTTCCATCGTATGCCTGCCCCCACAATGGGGACAAGCATCCTGATAAGTCTCTGCAATTTTTTTATTACGAGACTCTTTTACTCTACCTCGACCGCTCATTAGAATGGTATCACATCATCTATGTCGGTGTTATTTTTAGGTGTAACCTGTGTTCGGTCTGTAACCTGTAAGCTAATCATATTAAGTCCAGCATCTGTAGTTTTTTTCCAAGCTGCAACCTTTTTATTCTCAACAAAAGTACCTGTATCATCTAGTGGGCCTGAGTAGTTAGGCTTACCATTAGATGTATCTTCTTGCTCGAACATTATGCCCATCTTCTGGTATATTCTAAGCACACGCTGTCCTGATTTGGTAGTACCAGCTACATAGATAACATCGGTGTCAAGTCCATCGACATTAATCTTACCTGTTAGTACCATCTTCTCTTCTTCATAGGGTGGAAAGCCTGCGCCTCTGTTTGTGTTGTCGTATTCGCTCATTAGAAATCTCCTGATTTAGTTGGGATTGGTTTGTGTTTGGCTGGTGTTTTACTAGCCTCGTTGCCATCGTCATCTTCTGGTGCAATGCCAGCCATTTGCAATAGACCATAGCGTCGAGCATAAGTAATAGCTGAGCCTAGTCCTTGCATAGTTTGCTTCTCTATAACTAGATAGACTTTAGATTGGAAAGCCATACCAGTTACATGAGTAATGTTAGTACTGACATAGTCACCAAACTCATCACGACCTGATGGTTGTGTAACAGTAAAGCCATTGTCATTGAATGGTTTGAGACACGCATCATACACATTGCCTAAGTCAGCATAGCTACTACGAAAATGTGGATTGGTTGAGTTCTTAATAGCTTTACCCATTGCTTGCTGTGCTTTGACATAATCGTCAATAGCGACTTGTTTCTCACTTTTAGTTGCCATCTTCAGTTCTCCTTTTGATTGTAAGTGCGCCACGTTTGTTGCGCTCTATGGTTAGTTGGTCATTATAAACTTCACGTTCATCTGATTTGACCAGTGATTTTAGTTCCTTCTTAGCTAGCTCAAAGTTTTTTGCGTGTTCTTGGTTCATCAAAAAATCTTTAGCTAACGAATTAAAATGATTGTCGGTTGAGGCATTGCGTTTCTTCATGCCATCAAGCGGTATCTTATCTGTATTAACATCAGCCTCTTCAATATTTTCTGGTGGTGTATCACTAGTTACATAGTGCCAGAACTGAACAGTTCTTTCTTTTAATACATTAACATAGTCTGTATCTGCTGAAACTATAGTAGCTTTGTACCCTGAGTTGCCGAAGATACAAGACAACACACACTCATTGATACCACTGATTGACATGTAACACTGCATCTGTGCCATGTATCTTTCTACCTGTTTATCTATATTGGTAAAGGCATTGGTGTGCTTGCACTCTACTATAGCCTCATGACTTTGTGAGTTAACAGCTAGTGCATCGAGCGTACCTTTGATTGGAACACCAGACCAGTCTGCTGTGTATGGTACTTGAGTTTCGTGTGGACTCCAATCGGTGTTTAGCTCTAACCAGTTTAGATTAAATGGTTCTGTAAATACACCTAGCTGCACTTGAATCAAATGACTTAAATCATCTGGTTGTTTTCTTTGAGTCTTGGTTAACCAAAGGTCATGCCAATCATTACTCATTATCTTGGCGCAGTCTGAACCGCCAATAAATCCATGTCTTATCATTGTACTCTCCTGTTTTTATTATACATTATTCGTGGATAGTATCAACCCTGTATTTTTCAAGGTCGTCGTTAGTAATGCTAGTATAAGAGAGGAGCTTATCTTTTAGGACACCCTCTCTTAGATAGCTATCTGATATTGGCTCACCATTTTTGATACGCTTCTCTGTAATTTTTAGTGGGTCTAATGAGAACTCACCTGTAGGATTAGGTGGTGTATCAACTGCTGATTTCTTAGCGGCATCGATGAAGGTCTTAATGGTAGGCCAAGTGCGCGCACCATGACTTGCTCTTATCTTACCTTCTATTCTCTCTAAGAGTGAGGATAGTTGTGTTGGTGTGACATGGCCTGCAATATTTGCGTTAACATCTTTGACAATCAGCATGAGTTCCTCACGAAGGGAATCATTATCCATCTTAGATGGGGCCTCATACCTACGGAGAAGCTTCTGTACCCACTGTCCGATAGTTTTTGTACGTTCGTCAAAGGTCATGTCATTTGTCCTGTGCTGTGAGCTGGTTTAGAGGGAAGCTAAGAATATTATCTAGCACTTGTGTATTGGTTTCTTCTTTGAGGTCATCGAAGTCATCTTCCCAACGCTCACCATTTAGCCATGTAGATGCATGAGGTATGTATTTCTTGAGGGTGTTGTTGGATTTCATAGCATCAGCGAAAGCAAGCGCACCAGAAATTATATCGTACTTGTCTG